GCCCACGCCATCACGCGTTGCTGATCGGCCATCTTGTCCATGTTTTCAATGGTGAGCATACGCTCTGATCTAGCCAACTCAGCATCAGTCACTACGCCATCATGGTCAGTATCAAACTGGTTAAAACTTGAGTCTTTCTCTAATTGCTTATTCATCCTTGTTCTCCTTTCGTTGTTTTTCAATGTCTCGTCTGAGCTTGTCCATTTTTTCAATTTGAGTCTGAGCTTCTTTTTTGGTTTGCAGCACATCCATGTACAGCATTCCAAGAATCGGGATTATCAAAACTGCCAAAATTAAGGCTGCGATGTACCCCATAACTATTTCCCAATCCTGCTTAAGAGGCCGAGGAGTATCCATAGATACAGGAGGAAAAGAAAAGTCGCTAGTAGGTACGCTTGCCTTTCGTTTAGGAGTCGCTCCTTTTCCTTGCGTTGCCATGATTGTTCATCCCGCTTCTTTCTTGCTTTCTCCTGCTCTGCCTTAATAATGTCCCGAGTTGCAAACGTGCGGCTGTACAGAGCCCCCATCTCGGCTGGGGCGCCGTATACCATCGCCTCTCTTATTTCTCGTTCCAAACTCGCCATCTGATCTTGGGCCATGATCCTGTGGAGGGCGGCCTCCATTAAATTTGCGTCAGGATCGTAGACAGTTTTGCTTTTCTCTTCTTGTTCTCTTAACAGATTGGCTAACTGATCCTGAAGCCTGAAGAACGTAGATAACTGGGTGACGATGTTGGACATCACCACCGCCTCGTCTACTGCTACATACTTTTCCTTTTTTCGCGCCGCTTGCGCCACAGGCTTTTCTTTTGCTCCAAAGAGTTTTGCCCAAAATCCTCTAACCTCGTTGGCAACACCAACAACTTCGTCAACAGCGGACTTGACCTCCATGAAAGATTCTTTGGCCTGCTTATACAGGGCGACTCCCTCTGTAACAGCAGACACGCAGGCTCTGGCAGCCAAGAGGATCGTGAGAGGGTCGATTTCATAGCCCCAAAATCTTCTTCACAAACTCACCAGCAACGCCTGGTCCAAACAAGACACACACAATCATTATGTACAACAAGTATTCAATCCTAGTCATACGCTTATCGTTATCAACAAAAGATTTCTCAATCGCCGCATAACGCTCTGCACAGACAGCAACGTGAACGTCTATCTTAGTGTCGGTGTCTTCAGTCATGATTGGCTCTTAATGTTTTTAAACAAATGCAAATTTTTTCTTTTTTGGTGCAATCATCTTAGCAATTTCTTCTGCGTAATATTGCATACCAAATTTACCATCAACCCGCACATCGTGATTTTGTGGGGGTACAAATAATTTGTTTGTGTCCTCAAATCGACCTTCTTTGATGCGGTCAACCCAAACAATAAAGTGAGCGCCAAATGCTTCTCGTGTCTCATGTGTAGGACAAACAAAGTCAGCGATCACATGAGCGCCGTATCTAGAAGCAATGTCGCACATCACGCCCATGCGCCTTGCGTGTTCCAACCTGTCAGCCACGCTAAAGCCAAGATCCTTGTTGATTTCCTTACGCACCTCATCAGCATTGAAGTGAACGCACTGTAACTCTCTTGCCAAGGCTGTAGCAAGAGTGGTTTTTCCAGAGCCTGGCAAGCCCATGATTAGGATTTTCATTTGACTTTGTACAATTGTTTAATTGCGAATTCGGGTTCTGGCTTGCGCCAAAAGTCTTTTCCAGCGTACTTTTCCCACACTGAATTTGGCAGAATAGATGGGCGTTCTTGCCAAGTTACTTCTTTCCTGACTGTGTGTAGACTTTTCATGTTTAAGGCTTTGTCAAACACCTCGTTCTCGTACTCCACGTTCTTGAAGTCGTGGTCAAAGTATTGTTTGCCAATAAACTGGTATATCTCACGCATCACGCTCTCAGGCTTCTTGCATAGAGATTCATACTCCACCAACATAATCATGTCGGGGTTTAACAACAAACCTTCTTCTAAGAAGTAGTAGGGCTTAACTACTTGTCCTTCTTTCTTCACATCCATCAAGGCATCGCACCTTGTGGTGACTGTCTGCCTAGCTTCATCATCTGTGAGGGTTGCGCCGTACAAAGAATTCTTGGCGGCAATGCGCTCAAAGCTGTCCAATATCCAAGGCAAGTCACGCACACAGCAAATGATCTTAGTTTGCGGATACAGATCTTTGAGGAGTGATGTCTTGGCAGTCCAACCCCTGCTGGTATCAAACACAGTGTTTGGTGTTACTGATTCGTAGAAAGCATTAAAGATAGATTTAAGGATGTGCTTGCGTCTGTCTTCATCAATTAGGTGGTTGCTCTCACTGCCCGTAATGACGTTAATCGTCGATGTGACCAATCCTTGTACGGGTGAGGAGATGTCTGCGTAAAACTCAGGGTTCTGCCGCAGAATAGCTGAGAGCAGGGTAGAGCCTGACCTTGGCAAACCAGAGATGAAGAAGAACTCTTTCATGCTGTAGCAGTCTGTGCAACCCAATTGACTGTGGCTTCATCCCACTGGTAACGCACATTCCCGCCATTCATAACGGCATCCGCTGGCCTTGCTACAGGCGCTGCCCAAGTCATAGTATCAATGTAGCTAATCCAAGATGGGTAAGGCTTACGGGCTTCATGTTCTGCGGTTCTAGCGGCGGTGTATTCTGCTTCAGTTAGAACTTGCAACACACCAGCAATAGTCGTGTCTGCATCGTCATCACAAGTTCCATAGTATTTAGGTGCTCTAAGGTATGTTCCATCGGATGCCACTTCAACAGGCCATGTTGATTTGTCATGCCAAATATGAACCCAACCTTTAATAGCAGGCATGGATGGGCCTGTGCGTTGTGGCTCTGATGTGCAGGGTATTTTAGTTACAGCGTCTACTTCGGTTATGCAAATGTATTTCATAATTTTTCTTCCTTAAACTGCAACACGGCGAACTGCTCTGACACGATAAGAACTTGTCTTAGAGGCAGTGTAGAACTGTGCGCCACTATAGAAGTTTTGGGACTTAGCGTTACTGTAAGAATTACCCTCATTACTAGCCCAATACATAACAGTTTGGAAATCTTCTGCGCCAGTATCTTTAAAGTCTGTAGCAGAGGTTTGAGCAGGATTACCAGAAGTGTAAAGACTTGCCCTAGCAGGGACTGCATTTGCATTTATGCCAGATGATGTGTTGTTGCTCGTTGTAGTTGGTTTTAAATTGTAGTAACAAACTTCCAACTCGTTTTTAGCTGGCATATACCAATCACTAAACCCACCAATCACCAAGTCGTTACAGAAGTGAGCAGCAGGGTAAACAGTTGCATTACCATGAGCTACCATATCTGCCGTATTTTGCGGCCCGTCAATGTCACTATCTGCACCCGTAACAGCGGTGTTTGCGTTTTTATATTGCTTGCTAGAACTTTCTGCGGATGCTACTGGGCCAACGATTAAATAGTGTGTTGCAACACTAGATACGCCAATCTGTCCTGCATAAAATCCGCCGCCAAAGGTTTGACCAATGACTGTTGGTGCGGGAGGGGCAAAACTGCCACCAACCACATTAAGCATAATCCCACTCATGCCAAATTCCCCGTGACCACAGCGACTGTGGCAGTGATAAATAAAATAGTAGCCACACCCCTTGTGGTAACGCTAAAAGAAGCAATATCTGCGTCTGTACCACCCTTGTAAACTGTTGTTACGGCAGAGCAAGTGCAAGAGATAGTAGCTGATGTGTTGTTAAAGATACTAATAACATCACCAGCAGCAAACACAGATGCGGGAACTACAACAGTGCCTGATGTGCCAAGTTCAATAAACTTGCCCACATCACTAGCTACAAGGGTGTAGCTTGCGGTCTTAATACCTGACAAAGGAACATTAAGATAGCCAACCTTATTTGTTCCATCTGCGGTGCAAGATGTAAGGTTACCTGATGCTGGCGTACCAAGTGCTGGTGTACTTGTAAATGTTGGCGCTCCTGCACCACCAGATACAAGAAATTGACCAGATGTGCCAGCGCCAGTAAACGCTAACTCGGTTGAGTTGCCATAACCAATACCGCCAGCAGTTGGCGTATTGTTACCATTGATAATTACTGCCATTTTATTTCTCCAAAAAGTTAAAGAACTGCATATCGTTGATTTGAACCGATAGTGAGGGTGACACCTGTATTGATGGTCATTGGCCCAACACTCATACCATTACTGCTAGCAGTAATAGTTCTGTTTGTTGAAATTGTATTTTGGTTTTCAAAAATTACTATACTGGCTTGTTTAATGAGCTTGCCTGTAGTGCCATTAAAGGCAACTAAGTTGTTGTCTGTTGCAGAGGATGGTCCAGCCACATCGCCAAAACCGCTACCGACAGCAGTCAGCGTCTGATTAGGCCATGTTCCAGTAACAACAAGTGTTGCAGTACCGACTAGGCTAGGTGTAGCCGTTCCTGTGCCGCCGTTTGCAACTGGAAGAATGCCAGTAACACCGGTGGTTAATGGAAGTCCTGTGGCATTGGTCAGCACAGCCGCGGAAGGTGTACCCAACGCTGGTGTCACCAAGGTAGGTGAATTGGTGAATACCAAATTACCTGTGCCAGTTTCATCAGTTACAGCGGCAGCCAAGTTTGCACTTGATGGCGTAGCCAAGAAAGTAGCCACACCAGTGCCAAGGCCGCTGACACCTGTTGCAATTGGCAAACCTGTTGCGTTAGTCAATACGGCAGCAGATGGTGTACCAAGCGCAGGAGTAACCAAGGTGGGGCTGGTTGAAAGTACATTGTTTCCAGTACCTGTACTTGTACCGACACCAGTACCACCCTTAGTCACCTTTAACAGCGGACCAGCGTCAAACAATGCATCAATTAAATCTAGATCATTGTTGACCTTAGTACCCCAAGTGTTTGAGCTTGCACCTACCTCTGGCTTGGTAAGCAGTAGGTTGGTGGTGGTGGTATCTGCCATTTTTAATCCTTAACCAAAAGTTTTTGCGCGGGTTAAGAGTTTGCCGCCAGAGGTTGCGCCTCGGTCATCGGCCAACTGCAAATCACTCAACGCGCGCTCATAAAGAGCCGACCACACTGGAATTCTTGCATCATCTAGCAGATATGGCGCTGCCTGCAAAAGTGAGCCATAAAGGTAAATGTCAGGACTTGATGTTAAAAGAAAATTGGTGGCTACGCTTGTGGATAGCTTGTTGAGTTTTGCAAAATACACGATTTCTGCCGCATACGCCGCATCAGGTGTTGGCACAAAACGAAACTCAGTGCCGACCACAGTGAAATACTTAGGCTTACCGCTACCAATGTCTATGGTTGACTGCTCATCCAAAGAGTCCATTGTCATAAACGTCAAAGGCGTGATTGGATTTGTACCAGTCAGCTTCAAAGTCCTGACTTCCAAGAAGTCGCTTGGCGTTGATTCAAACTGTGCGTCAATTGTCACAGTTGTTTTTGTCAGCATTTGGCGTGTACGCAACTGACGTTCAATTTGAGCCTCGGCCAAAGAGATGAAGTCAGGAATTTGAGTCGTTAGATCAGTCCTGTTCAACCAGTCTGCGATGGATGCCTTCAGCTCTGTATATGTAGTAAGTGCCATTAGACTGCCTCTTTTTCCAGCTCTTCTTTCATCACCCAAGTGTGGTCATGTTTGAATTCAAACGTGCCAATGTGTCCAATTTCTTTAGACACATCGTGATCTATCCATATCTTAAACCCTGCCTCTCTAGCTTTCTTACAGAAGAAAACATCCTCTCCAATGTAGCCACGTTTGTCATGCCGCCATGGAGTCTCAAACCAAGGCTCTGACAGCGCCGCAAAAACATTGGCCTTGATTAGCATCACGCCCATACCAATTGAGCCCACCTCTTGCAAGCCAGTTGATTCGGGCATCGTATATACCAGCTCACGCTCGCCATTCTCTTTATAAATCTGCGCTGTTGGTCCTGTTGGCATCCTGCGTCTAGCGCAGTTTGTAGCAACAATGTCCACATCATGCGCCAGCAAACGCTCAATCATGTCCTGTGGAAACCGCATATCTGAATCAATAAAAAGTACATGAGTACATTTTTCACGCATCGCATCTAGGCACAATTCAGCTCGCTGATTGGCGATAAGCGTCCCCTGTGATATTTTCAAACTGATGGCATCATTGGTGTTCAATGTGTGATACGCCGTCATATTGACAAGATCATAGGCAAACATGGTGTGAACCATGTCACGCGCTGGTGTTGCTACTGCAATGTATTTCATACTTGTCCTGGTCGTACACGAAAAAATCTATTCTCTGGATCATTAAGCCAACGCTTCATGTAATCCTGATCATCCAACTTGCCCTCTGCTTTGAGCTGTGAATATATAGACATAGGAATACTTGCAACTCGGTGGAATTCACCCTTCCATCCAGCACGTTCATCAACCATGTTGAACTCTTGCTTGTTCTCTTCAATGATGTCAGTTACATCCTGTTGCGTCTGAATCGTTGCCTCATCAGTCTCAGGGTTGTAGTGCCAGTAGCGCGTGATGCCCTGATCTTTGTCTTCGCTAAATATTCTTTTTTCCATGTAAAAAAGGGGGGATTGCTCCCCCCTCTCCTTTTGCTTCGATTAAGAAGTTACCAAGTCTGCTGCCAGACCATGTGCATTTTCTGCCAAGACTTTGTGGCCCCACTCGACCAAAAGCATACGCTTCTCAGCGTCACCAGTCTTTGCCAACTCAGTTTGTTGGTAAGGACGCAGGACAGTCATCTTTGCATACTCGGGATCAAGCACCCAAGCGTCACGCTCGCGCTGGAAGCGGTTGGGAACGACTTGAACTTGACCAAAATCGCTGACGTAAATGTCTGCTGCACCAATAATGGTTGCAGGACGATCACCGCCATTGATGTTGTAGCGAGCAGATGCGATGCCAGAGAAACCTGACACGCGTTGCTTGTTGACAGGACCAACCATCAAGATTTTTGGCATACCGCCTTGTGTCCATACTTTTTGAATCACATTCTTGAGAATGGTTTCAGTGAAAGTACGCACAGTGCCGTCAGTGCGAGCTGAGTTAGGCAAGGTGCTGTAGCTAGGATTTACGCCGTTGGTGGTGTCATAGTCCACATTGGTCTTGATGAAAGCCTGCAAAGAGGCAGTTACGCGAGCTGTGGTGGTGTTACCGGCAACAGCAATGCCGCCGTTCAACATCACAAACTCTTGGTCACGCTTCAACTCAGAACCGCGCTTAGCGATCTGATAGGCCAACTCAGAACGGCGGCCTGCTTTGTTGACAATTTCTTCAGTGTTCGACAAGACAATAGTCTTGCGTGAAATCTGAGCGTAGTTAGTCAAACGAACAGTTGCTGTTACTGAGTTAAAGGTTACATCATCACCTTCCAACTGAGCATTAGCGGCAGCAGAATCTAATGAATCTGTTTGCCATTCAAACAAAGTGTTAGTGATGTTTTCACGTCCAATGTTGGATGTGTAGGGGGTTTCTTCGGGAGAAATGTTTGTGATCACATTGCTCAAATCTTCACGAATACCCTTTGCAGAGTAGGTCGTGAACGTGTTCGTTACGATAGCCATGATTTAATTCCTTATTTCAAAAGTTGGAAGATTGCATTGGCCGCATCATCGACACGGCCAGTTTTCGCGACGCGCTGTTGTGCGCGAACTGCTTCAGTCGTATTTGAGACTCGTCCTGCTGCACCAGGCTTGGCAGGCCGAGGTCCGTTGTTGGTCACTGGCTTGATATTGCCCCTCTTGGACATCATCTGATCGTATAACGCTGCCTTACGCAACATCAAGACCGCCCTGTGATCCACCACACTCTTCAACTCGTCTGGCGTGAATCCGATCTTTTGACCGAACTCAACAAGCAAAGCCTTTTCAGCTTGAGCTTTCTTAGCGTCTTTCCAATCAGGGATGGCCGCCAATAAAGCCTCTTGTTCCTGCTGCAATCTCTGCTGCATGAACTGTGCTTGCTCCTGCTGCGATAACTGAGCCAGTCGTTGCTGTTCACTTTGAATAGCCGCCGACTTCTCTTGGTTTTCGCGCATCACCTCGCGCTGCCTTACCCATTCAATAGGGTCTTCCTGATAAAGACGATCCCAATCAATGTTTGGCTGCGC